TCGCACCCTCCTCCAGACTCACGTAATCGACCCGTCCGTACTGGCAGAGCTTCTTGGCCAGCAGCATGACGAACGTACTCTTGCCGCTGGCTGAATCGCCGGAGACGAACCAGCGCTCGAAGCGGGACGGGCGGCCGAAGGCGGCCTCCCATTCCCCGTCCAGCGGAAGTTCCGGGATATTCAGATGCTCGATCTCCGAGGGTGAATAGGCCCGCATGATTATGCCTCCTCTCCTTTGGTGATCAGCGAATGGACCCGGCGCAGGCTGCCGTTGCTCCGGCGGGCGATCTGCCGGAAATCCGTGCCTTCCGGGGCGTTCGCCCGGGCGATCATCATGGCCTGGCCGAGCAGGAACTTCCGGCGCTCGTCGCCTTCGGGCGGCGTGATGCTGTTGTACTTGTCACCGCAGCGGCTCCGGATCTCGGCAAACCCTACCGTCTTGAACTCGATGCCGCGCTCCAGCTTGGCCTTGAAGCCGTCGGCCCCCATCAGATACCACGAGCAGCAGCCCTCCGTGCCGTTCCATGCGGCCTTGATCTCCAGGAACGCTTCATACACCAGGTCGCCCGCCTCGTCGAGGATGATCTGCGGATGGTCGAGCGTCCGCAGGTAAAACACCAGGTCGTCGTAAACGTCCGCATAACGGCTGACGGAGTTCAGACCGAACTCGCGGGCGATGAAGCGCACCAGCCGCTGCTTGGTCTTCACCTGCGAGCAGTCCACGTAGATGACGTTCTTGTGCGTTTTGGCGTGGTATTGTGCGGCGACCGTCTTGCCGATGTTCGGAATATCGCAGAACATGCCGGAAATGCTCTTTGCGCGGCACAGCTCCAGTTGCGCGGTGAGGTATTCGAAGGTCGGCGTCTTGACGATCTTCCACTCCGCGCCGTCGTCGAGGCTCACGCCCAGCCGCCGGGCGATGGACATCCATTTCGCGTCGCTCAGCTTCTGTTCGGTGTTGCCCTTCTTGATCTCGCTGTAAACCGAGGTCGAGATGCCCAGGGCGACGGCGTGTTTGGCGTCCGTGGCGTAATTCTGCCTGTTGCCGGATATGGCCAGCACGATGCGGGTTTTAATGTCGTTCGAAATCATATCTCAACGTGTTTTGTCATCATTCTAAAGTTCTTGTTTCGCCAGCGCCGCGTAGTCGATGCCGAAATCGAATCCCTCCGCCTCCTCCGGCGGTGCGGCAGGGGCCGCTTCGACGATCTCCGGCTCCTCATGGGCCGGAACATCACCGGGCAGAATCCGCACCCTGCGAATCTTCTCCCGGGCCATCATGGCGTCGAACTGCGCGTTGTATTTCGCCTGCTCGGCGTAGGCTTCGCGGTCCCGCTCCGTCTGCTCGGCCGTGGCCTCGTTGTAGGCTTCGATACGGCGGCAGGTGGCGATATAGGCCCCGTGCTGGTAGATATACACCTCCGGGACGTTGCCCTGCTCGTCGGGCAGGTAATAGGCCTCGACGGCGTAGTCGTTCGGCGCGAGCCGTCCGATCAGCTCCGGCGAGGGCAGCGCATAATCCTCGTAACGGACCCGGCAGTACTTGCTGCGCCGGATCGACGTGCGCACCTCCTCGCCGATGAAGCGGTAGAGCAGCGCCTTGTCCACGGGCGCGAGATCCGGATTCTGGTAGCGGCAGAGCACCTCCCAGCGCGTCAGCCCCGGGTAGAGCTTCTGGTTCGGATGCAATGCGTTATTGTATTCGCGGATGGCCCGGATGTCGTCGGCCACGAGCTGCTCGTAGGTATAGGTCGCCTCCTTGTAGGTGTTGTTGAACTCGTCATAGACCTTTTCCTCCTTCGGGCGGTTGGCCTCCAGGCGGGCGTACCAGCGGCCGATGCCGACCTGCGAGCGCTTCTCCACGCCGTACTTCTTCACCCGGTTGAAGTGCTCGGCCCGTTTCTCCTGCGAGTTGCCGGGGTTGCACCACCGCACGAAGGGGAACACCACGCCCGCGCGGATCAGCCCGTCGGCGAAGTTGTTCACGA